CAATGGCAACCATTAAACCTTCAACAAGGTACTTGATGATTCTCTTAACGAGTTCTCCGAGGTCAAACATATTATAAATAATGTCAAGAAAAAAATATATATTATGCGATAAAAAACTTAAAATTAAGTATTTTTAATAAATAAAATGAGTACCTCTAAAGATTCTAGTTTTGAAAGAAAACTTGACAAAAATGGTCAACCAAATCCTAAATATGTTGATTTGTTGGAGGAAGATAAGCCAATTGCGGGGCAAAAATTTGTTTGTGTAAGCTTTGTTTCTCCAGATAAAATATTAAAACAAAAGGAGATGTATTTTTTTGAAGAATTCCTAAAGAAGTGGGAGTTAAATAAATCAATGGAAAAGTTTTTACAATTTCTAAATTTTGTTTCTTATAAATACAAATTAAATTTTGATGATGTGACGAAAGATTTTCAAGAGTTCATCAAAGAGGAAAAGGAAAACATTGCTAAATCTAGTTTTGAAGATGAGTATAAGACATTTTTAGATAATAATGAAGAGGAATTGGAAAAGAGTTTTGGTATCAAACATAATTTTCAAACTTGTACTCGAGGATTAAAAGTTCGTGGAACTTATTCTTCATTAGAAGAGGCCGAGTTGAGATGTAAAATGTTGAGGGAGGTTGATCCAAGTCACGATGTTTTTGTTGGTCCCGTTGGTTTGTGGATGCCATGGGATCCTGAAGCATATAAAACTGGTCGTGTCGAATATATGGAGGAAGAATTAAATCAACTTATGAGCGAGAAGGCTAAGAATGAAGCTCATGCTAAAAACTCATTCGAACAACGTGTAAAGGAGTCAAAGAAGAAGGCAATTGAAGAAAATATTAAACATGCCGAGAAAACTGGAAGTACTTTGACTCAAACTATTGATGAAAATGGAAATTTGATTAGTGTTGCAAATATGAACACTACAGAAAGTGTTCTTAAGGATAATGATGCAATTTCTGCGGCAGATATTCGAAGTGAATTATTTGAGGGTGAAAATATTGTGATTGGTAAGTCAGACAATGGTCAAAGTTTACTTGTAAGTGGTCCTTTTGCAAATAAAAAAGAAGAGTAAATAATATATACTTTTAATATAAATGAATAACAATATCATTTCTATTAAAATTAATCGCGTTTTTAAAACAGAGAAAGCAATTCAACAAGGTTTAATGTTTATAAAGAAATTGCCGCAAAATTTAGGCGCATTATTTTGCATGCAAAATGAAAAGATTCATAAATTTTGGATGAAGAATACTTATGTGAGTTTGGATATTATATTTTTAGATAAAAATTTTAAAATTGTTGGTTTTGTTGAAAATACTAATCCTTTAGATTTATCTTTAGTTTATGTAAATTATCCATCAAAATACGTAATAGAAATAAAATCAGGGTTTATTAAAAAAAATGATATACATGTTGGTAATATTGTAAAACCAATATATATTAAAAAAACTCAAAATAAAAAAAAATTACAAAATAATACAAAAAAACTTAGGTACTCAAATTTTTAAAAAGAGCTTCAGTTAACTTTAACTCATTCGTTATTTTTCCAAACAATAAACTATCTTTATTTGGATTGATATTTTCATAAAATGAATTATCATCACATTCAATTGTATTCAAATCAATAAGTATAGACTTGGAAAGATGAAGATTTTTTTCATCTACAATTTTACAAAAATTTAATTCTCCAATTTCATAATAAAAATATAATTTTTTTGCAACTTTTTCTAAAGGGTCTTCCCCAGCTAATTCATTTAAGTTAACATTTTTATCAATATAAATTCTCTTTCCTGAAAGAAATTTATTTTTTATTTTTTCTGTAATATCAAGCATTGTTCCTTCACAAATATTAACACCATATTTAACAGATGTTATTTTAAGTTCAACGTCATTATTTGATACTATTTTAATATTGTATTTTTCCAAATTCTTGTTTAGTTTTTCAAAATTAAAAAAAGATTTGATAAAGTCATTGGTAATAATTAAAATATTTGATGGAATATTTTCTCCTTGATTTAGTATATCAGATATAATATCTACAAGTTTATTTATAAAACAAATAATATTAGAATAACGCATTTCTTCTTCTTCCGAATAATTTAAAAATACAAGGTTGTTTATTTGAAATTTAATATTCTCTTTAAAATATTTAAGATTAGATTCAACTATATTTTGATATTGATCTAACTTATATGAATTTTCATAATGGCCAAATGGACAGCTGTGTATATTTAAGAATCGCGTTTTTTTTTTCATAACATGCCATTCTGCGTCAAATTTTTCATTTAAATCATTAACATTCAAATTGCCTAAGTGAAATGCATTAACCCACCAAAAATTACCAGAAAAATGATGAAACTTTTCTTTTGGAGGTTCTCTATGATTACACCCAATAATATTATAATAATTTAACAATTCAATACATGACTCTGCATTATTTACCAAGCAATACAACATGAAATCAACCCAATCTGAAACATTTTCAAGTAACTTTATATTTTCATACTTATTTTCATATGAAACACCTTTTGTGTGCAAATACAAAATTTTATAATTTGGGTTAATTTTACAAAAAGAGTTCATTAATTTTAATGTACAATTTTCAAATAAATTAACATCAAAAGAATAATTGCTTAAAATAATTTTTTTGCTTATATTTTCATACTTTTTAACATTTATCTCCATACCAATATTATTTACATATACAAAGTCTACATGATCATAAAAATTTGTTTTATTCATAACATCTAAAATGAAATCTAACTTTGTTGTTCCGTGATAATGTAAATTCGTACTATGTATAAAACATGCAACATTTTTTTTACTAGATTCAGAAATTGTTAATTCCATTAATTTATATTAGTTTAAAATTTATTATTTAAATACTTTTTTAATGAAATTACTATGGCAAAGAATAGTGTTTTTGTTATTTTGACGGATGGAAATTATTTTTTTCGTGCAAAAAAAACCATTTCCGATTTAAGGAGCATTGGAAAATGGAATGGAGATATTGTTGTTATTTGCGTTAATTTTAATCTTCCCAATAATTTTAAACAATTTTATAATGTAACAGAGGTCCATTTCCAAGAAATTAATAAAACCTTATTGTTAGAACAAATAAAAACAAAATTTCCTGATGGAGATGGGAGAGAACTAGATAAGTTAAATCAATGGGAAAAATTACATGTTTTTGATGAATATTTTTTAGCTTGGGAAAAGGTCATATTTGTTGATGCTGGTATGCGAATATTAGATTCTGTTGAATATTTATTAAACCTTGAATGCGAAAATTCATTTTTAGCTCCAAATGATGCGGGGGTTGCAAATAAACCAGATAAAATATTTTCTTCTCAAATAAGTTTTGGAAATGTAGATATTGTGAATAAATTAATAAATGAATTTGGAAATGAAATCTTAAAAGCTCAATATTTTTTAAATTGCATTTGGATTTATGACACCAAAATTTTAAATATAATAAAAAAGGATGAATTCATTGAATATATGAATAAATATCCTCTTTGCAAAACAAACGAGATGACGATCATGAACTTAGTCATACACTTCAAATATAACCTTTGGAAACAATTTCCTCATTTTGTTCCTGGAGAGAAAAAGTATTTGTTTGATTGGTGTGAATTAAACAATCCAGGAACGCATTGGACAGATTATTGTTATTTGAAATATCCTGTAACAATAAATTTTGATGATACATAATTTTTTAAAAAAGTAATTTAAAAACAAGACACAAAAATTTAGTATAATGAGAGGATATTTGGCTGCATTGTTAGTATTTCTTTTTAGTTCTGTTCGTGGAAATGTAGAAACTTGTAATAGTGCCACCCCAAATAATTGTGTTACTTTTTCCGTAACTCAAGGGACTGGTTGCGCTTGGATGTGCAACTATTGTGCAAACCAATTAGGAACAAATAATTATTATTTTACTGATAATGTTTGTACTTATCAACAAGGAACTGGATGTGTTGGAAATCCATTGGCAGGTGTTTCTTACACTTGCTGTTCTGTTTAATAAAATTTCATGTATGTAAAATAAATATGAAATTTTATTCAAAAATATCAGAAGTTAATTGAACAATTTGTATATTATCATAACACCATTCGCCAATCTGCAATGAAGAATATATATATGCTGATTTTACTTCATGTTCTTTTTTATTGACATATAAGTAACCCCGAACAAATCCATTTTCATTTGGGTTTTCTCTCGATGTGTAGTATGTTAAAACAATATTTAATTCTACGTCATTCAGAGTACCTGTTTTTTTGACAATTGTATAATCATCATTTGAAAATAATATTGTTGATACACAGGAAAAAAGGTTTTTACTTTTTAAACCATGAAAATATCCAGTAATAGGAGGAACGCTTTCTTCAGTTTCCCAGCTTAAAACAATGTAGTGGGTAAAACTTTCCATAACTATCGAAACATAATAAGATGTCTTTAAATTTTTTACCATTTTGTTTTCTTGACACTAATTTTAGGCCCTTGACCACGTTTCTTAACATTTCCAGGGTCATATTTTTCATCTTCATCATCAGAATGCATATCTTTAGATAATTCCCAGAATTCTTTTGATCCTAATTTAAAATCATTATGTGAATCGGCTTTATACCAAAAAACTTGATCTTGCAACTTATTTGATTTTGCATTGTTATTAATAACTAAACACTCATAATTTTCAGTGCATTGATCCATAACTTGACAAAAACTTTCAAAAGTTGGAAACATTCCTGCATAATTGTCAAATATGCGTTTTCTATTGGCAATATAAGGTTCTCTCAAAATAAAAACGTAATCAACGTTGGTTCTCAATGTAGGAGGAATACCTAATGGATATTGCATTGTAATAATTAACATTACTTTCCAATGTCTTCCATTCATAAAAAGAAGACGCATCATTTTATCTCTCGACCATGTATTATCATACAAACAATCATCTAAAATAACAAAAGTTCTAGGATCAATTGTACTTCTTTTAAATGTTTCCATTTCTTTTTTAATTTGTTTTAAGACCGACCTTTGTCTTTTTAAAATATTCTCAATAATTGCTGTATTGTATTCATTGTGAATAAATAACTTAGGTACCATTTTACTATAAAATCCATTACCTTCTTCTGTTCCTGATATAACAGTACCAATAGGTATATCTTGATGATAATATAGCAAATCTCTTACTAAAAAACTTTTGCCTGTATCACGACGACCAATTAAAACAACAACAGGTCCTTTTGATTCATTTGGTTTAAAACTAATAGTTTTCATATCAAACTTTTTCAATTCTAACGTCATTGTTATTATTATTTAGAAGAATATAAATTTTTATTTTACGCAGTTTTTGATCAACTTTTCTTAAAAGTAAAAATAAGTTAAAAGTTCCCAGAATTTATATATTAAGTAGCTAATAACAAATGGTAGACATTAATTATCAAAAACGGAAGAATTCCGAACTTTTTAAAACTTTAGAGTGTTATGATTTTGTTGATACACAAAACTATATTCCAATTTATAACAAATTTTTTTCACTAAACGAAACCAATTATAATAGTGTTAACCTAAATCACGACTGGTATTTAACAAATATCAAGGAAAATATTGTGGATAATAAAAATTTATACAATTGTACAATTAAACATCAAACTACACAAAAAATAAAAAACAAGAATGTGTTTTTTAAATTAGCTCCTTTAATTGATCCATTCAAGTACTTAATTGGAAAATATAATCCAAATGATCAAAAATTATATAGACTGCCTCTTTTAACATCAGAGTTAAACAATTTCAATAGCAAATTTATAGATCCAAATAATGCATCATATGTCGATAGTTTTTTTTCATTTTTGAATAGTAGATTAATTCACAAACATAATTTTATTCATGGTGTAGATTTTTATGGTTCTTTTTTAAGTATAAAAAATAATTTTGTTTTAAATATTTTTGATGACATTGATTATCTAAATAAGTCTGATTATTTCAATAAAAATAAAAATGTTTTATTCCAAGTGGAAGATTATAATTTTCTTTTTGATGAAGATGAAGAAACACCAAAATTGCCTCCTATTAAAATAGATCATACAAATAGTGTTAGGTCTAATATATCTATTAAATCTATTGACGAATCTATGTTTGAAAATGTATTTTCTGATGAAATAGTATCTCTTGAAACGTTAAAAGAGAGATCATTGGATCTTGTTGATGTAAATGATTTGCAAGTTCAAACAAATATAACAACAACTTTAAAATCTGGTTCTACGTGTTCTTCAAGAAGTTCATATACTGAAAACGATGATAATAGTTGCTGTGACAAAGAAGAAGGTCAAAATCAAAATGAATTTCAATCTGACAATGATGATAATGATGATGACGATGAAATTTATGAAGACTGCGACTCTGAGAGTAATTGTAATGAAGAGAGAATAAATGCTGTTATTCCAAAATTTCCAGTGCAAATAATTTGCATGGAACAATGTGAAAACACATTTGATGATTTAATTTTGAATGAAGAATTGTCTGAAATGGAATGGTATTCTGCTTTTATGCAAATTATAATGATTTTAATCACGTATCAAAAAATGTTTGCATTTACACACAATGATTTGCACACAAATAATGTAATGTATAACAAGACAGATAAGGAATTTATTTATTATTGTTATAGAAAGAAATATTATAAGGTTCCTACGTTTGGCAGAATTTTTAAAATCATTGATTTTGGTAGAAGTATTTATAAATTTAATGGAAAACTTTTTTGTAGTGATAGTTTTCAAGCTGGTGGAGATGCGGCAACACAATATAATACAGAACCTTATTTTAATGATAAAAAACCAAGATTAGAGCCTAATTATAGTTTTGATATTTGTAGATTAGCTTGTTCAATTTTTGACTATATGATAGAGGACTTGGAATCAATAAAGAATTTAGATGAATGTGAACCAGTTACAAAATTAATTGTAGAATGGTGTTTGGATG